TTAAAGGGTTACGCAAAACAACTACAAAGTTTAGAGAAAACTAGAGATTACCAAGAAGAGCTTGGGTTTACTATTGATGTGCGTAAAACTAATGAAAAAATTCTTACCTTATATAAAGCGCAAGCTGCCGCTCAAAAACTATTATTAGATCAACAAGTTCGAGACAATAAATTAAGTGAAGCCGATGCTAAAGGGAAAAAAGCTGAGATAGATCAATGGTTAGAAGATCAAAAACAAGCCTTGAGTACTGTAGATCAACGAGTTAGTGAAATGATGAATAGTTTTAGAGAAGGATTTATTGGCTCTTTTAGTGATTTTTTTGGTACTATAATTCAAGGTACAGAATCTGTTGCAGATGCTTTTAAGAATCTAGGTAAAAGTATTCTTAAAACATTTATGGATATTATAAATAAACATTTAGCAGAAAGTTTATATGAGAGTTTATTTGGAACTGAGTCAGGAGCAGGTGGATTTATTAAAGATTTATTTACCTCGTTAGTGGGAACATCTTCTTACCATTCTGGAGGAGTTGTTAAAGCTACTCGTCAATCCTCACGTCAAGTTAATCCTTTAATTTTTGCAGGTGCCCCTAGATTACATGATGGGTTAATACCTTCAAGATTACGTTCTTCTGAATATCCTGCAATTTTAGAAAAAGGTGAGACTGTACTTCCAAAAAATTCTACAACAACTACAATTGCTCCCCCTCCTCCAGTTACGGTAAATGTAATTAATCAAGTGGGGGATGCTAAAGTAGAACAAAAAGGTCCATATTTTGATGGAGAGCAGTATGTGTTAGATGTTCTTTTAAAAGCAAAAACAAACGGTAATGCAAAAGCTAAACAAATTTTTGGGAGTGCATAATGTTTAAAAATTACCCTGACCCTACTGAAGACTGGATATTTGCTCTTCAAGATGGTACAAAAATAGTTTTAACAGATCCAGAGTTATCTTATGATTTTGTGTATAATCCTATTGATGATACCGTTAAATCAAAATCTGAAGATGGGTATGTTACTACTAGACCACGAAATACCAGAATACTATATACATATAATCTTAATTTTAACTATCTTAAGAAAGTTGACTCAGATACTCTAAAAATTAATTTATGGGAACAGGTTAAAGCTACTGAATGGTTTTACTGGAAGTACCCTTTCAAAGATAATGATCAATTTGTAATAAAAAATGTACGGTTTATGAATGATAGTTTACCTGAATTTAATCATGAATGGTGGGATAGAGTTACTGTCTCATTTAAATTAGAGGATTTATAATGGCTAAGAGTTTACCACTATCTTTAATCCAACAAAAGAATAAAATAGACACACGTAATCCTTGGTTAATTACTCTTGATATTGAAATTGATGATACTCTAACTGAGTATTTTGTTAATAATAATGAAGAACTTGAATGGGGAGGGGTAGTGTATAAACCTGCCCCTTTCAAATTAGGCACTCTACCTTCTACCTCATCAGGAGAGTTACCCAGTGTTTCTTTATCTGTTTTTAATACTGCAGAGTTAGCACAGTATCTTTCAGATAATAATGGGTTAGTTGATTGTAATGTTACTATTTGTTTAGTTTATGCTACACAAGATAATAGTAATATTTGGAGTATTGCAGAAAACAGAGATGATTATCCTTTAAAAAATTATTATGTAATTAAGTCATGCTCAGTATCGAGAGATTATGTTAGTTTTGTATTAGGATTACCAAATTATTTGCAACATCCTTTTCCAGCTAGGTTATACCATAAAAGTTGTTGTGATTTAGCTTATAAAGGTGAGTATTGCTGGATGCGAAATTACCAATATACTCCTGGAGATCCTAATGATACGTGTAATCATACTTACGAAGACTGTAAACGACATTATTTAGCTTTTAATTTAAATGAAGATACTACAAAACCAGGTATTGCTTATGGCGGATTTCCAAATATCGGAAGAGGATCGTATATTTATAGGTAATTTAATAGGAATTCCTTATGAAAAATTTGGTGTAGAGAAAAGTTTTGATTGTTGGACATTAATAAAACATATATATAAACATCATGGTATTGAACTTCCAACTCATTTATTTAATGTTTGGAATTTAAGAGTTTTAGATAAAGAAATAAAAAATGATGCTAATTTATGGGATCGTATTGATTTTAATGATCGAAAATATTTAGATTTAATTTTATTTAATACGTCATATAGATTTTCTACACATATTGGATTAACTATTGATAAAAAATGGTTTATTCATGCAGTACCTACTTCAGGAGTTGTTCTTGATAGGTTTAATAAAGGTATACATGCAGCTTTAATAAAATGGGTTTATAGATGGAAAAATATATAAATATAATAGAGATAACAGATCCTCTAGCTAAAGACTTTGGATTTATACATAAAAAGGTTCCGTTTGTACAAGGAAAATTATTATCTGAATATTTAAAAGAAAACTATGATAACTTGGATCTTATTTGTGTTTATCTTAATCTATGTGAAGTCGAATCTTTTGAGTTAGAATTAAAAGAGTCAGATACCTTATTATTAAGTTATGATATGGGGTATATGGCTATTCCTTTTATTGCAGCTGCCATAACTGAGTTTTTATCTGCTACTGCTATAGGAGTTTATTTGTCCGTTGCAGCGTTAGAGATTATAGGCACTATTGCGGCTTATGCAATAGTAGGGGGTTTCTTGTATCTTGCATCCTCATTACTTGCTCCAGATGTTCCAAGTGCGGGAACTCCTAAAGGTATTGATCAGTCTAAGGCTTATCAATGGGGGGATGTTTCAAATACTTCAAGACAGATGATTCCTATTCCACCTTGTTTTGGCCGATTTAAAATTTCAGGAAATTTAATTGCAGCACGTACTGAGTCTTATAATTATAATAAAGCTGGATATTCTATTCGAGAAACTTTGTACCTTCTGTATTCTTTGTCTAGTACTCAGTTACATCAAATAAATGGGATAACTATTAATGGAATGGAAGCTTCTACAATTCATGAAGATGACATTTCAATTTATTATACAGAAGGTACTAATACTCAACTACCTATTAATCCCGAGTATTCATTATCATATTTACCAGATGATCCCATTGCTCCAGCAGGTACTGGGCCTTTATTTCCTGATTTAGGAATAGAGAAATTACTTAATAAAGAGTTAGATATACCAAATCATATGGTAACTATTACATCATCTACAGAAAAATTAGTAAGTTACGTCCCTGCTCAAGTTGCAGTTCCAAATTCTTATAATGATGATGATAGTATGGGCGCAGTAACTGGATTACCTTTTATTGAGGATGTTTCTGCTTATTCTTCAGATAGCTCCTCACTTTTATGGTTTTCAGGTTATTTATTAGAAACTATAGACTCTGAAAGTTCTGATTGTTTGATAAAAGTTTTTCCAGAAATTAGTGGGAAAACTTTAGATGAATTAACTCGTCCTCCTTATCCAATTTTTATTAAAATATATATTAAAACATATGATGAAACTGTTCTAACTTCTGAATCTACTGAATATATTTTTATTCATAATTTAGAGATTGATGATGAAGATAATAATATTTTAAAAGCTACTTTTGATATATCTATAGGTCGTCCAACTCCAAAAAGATGGGAAGTTCCTGAAGAAAATTCTCATCTTCCTATTGATTTAAACCAAGTTATTGCTATAAAAGCTATTGCAAAATATGAAGTTATTTATGACTATACACCTGCTCAAATTGGTGATCCTCAGGCTAAGTGGGAGCCTGCTCATTATGTACCTTCTAATTCTTGGACTACTTATACTTCAGATAGCCAGAATATTGAAAATTTAATTTTGCAGTTTGTAATGCCTAAAGGTATGTATAGCCAATATTCTGGTTCACATAGTGGAAAAGATGCTGGTGTTAAATTTGGAAGATGGGAAAGTTACGAATTAATTGTAGAACAGTTAAATGAATATGGAAATCCCATAGCAGATGTACATTTTACCCCTCCTGATATTACGGGATCATTAACGACTATTATGGGATACTATAATTCAAATGCCCCATGTCCTCAAGCTTTTTATGTTGCAGGTTCATTTCCTAATGCTCATGAATTTAGTTTTACTGCTATCGATATTGTAAGAGAGCGTACAAATTATCCTGAGTTATATACTACCGATACTGGAACATATCTTAATTTAGATCCAGTATCTGGTTTCTTGCCAAAAGGATTTCAATATAATTTTAAAGTAAGAATTCATGGACACGGAAATTACGGTAGAGGACCTGTCATAGGATTTACAACAGTTGATCCTAACATAACGGGGAAATCTAAAGTTACAGATATTTATGAAACTAGATTATATAGAGTTACTGAAATAGATTATGATGAAACTTTATCTTACCCTAATAATGTATTATTAGGAGTAGCTTTAAACTCTACCCCTACGGTTAGTGGACAAATGCCTGTAATTGTGGCAGATTGTGAGTTTAAAATTACCTACCCAATGTGGGATAGTCAAACTGAGAAGTATCAATGGGTTACTAAATTTTCTAATAATCCTGCTCATATTGCATTGGCTATTTGTTATGATAATTTATGGGGGGCAGGAATAGCAAGTAAGGAAGATTTTCATAAGTATATTGATTTAGATAGTTTTCGCGAATTTGCAGATTTTTGTGATAGAGATCATCAATTTGATATAACAGACCCTACTTCAATAGATAAGAACTATACATTTAATGGAATATTTGATTCTAGAATATCAGTTTGGGATGCTATAACTAAAGTTTGCCTAGTGGCTAATGGTTCTCCTTACTTTGAGAACGGTAAAATCTCAGTTTATTGGGAAGATGATATACTGAGTCCAGTTCAATTATTTTCAAATACAAATATAAAAGAAGGAACATTTACCTTAACATATATGAATAAATCAGATACAGCTCATGCAGTTTCTGGTAGTTATATTGATATTGAGAGTGGTGAGAAAACTGAAATAACTTGGATGTTACCTTTAAGTAATCCTTCTAAAAATGTTGCTGTAGAGTTATTTGGGGTTACAGAATATAAACGTGCAGTAAGAGCTGTTCAATATAAATTAAATAAAACTAATGCTCTTAAGGTTACTTGTAATTTTATTACTACGTTAGCAGCCCTTAATTGTCAAGTAGGCGATTTAGTAATAGTTCAGAATGAGTTTATTGACTGGGGTAATCCTGATTATGCAGGATTAATTAATAATATTCAGAATAATACTGAAATAACTTTAGATAGAAAAATTCCTGAGCCTCAAGGAGTTAAATATATATTAATTAGATTAAATTCTAATGATACTTTATTTAGCGTTAAAGTGCTTACCTGGGATAATAGTGGTAAGTTAACTAAACTAGATGTAGAGTACACAAATGAACTTCAGGATATTGAGTTTTTAGATCCTTTTGTTATTGGGGTTGGTGTTGATGCTTATAAAAAATTCGTTATCGGCTCGATTGATATTAATAACTCTTTGGAATGTTCTATTTCTGCAGTTGAGTATTTAGAACAGAGTCAAATTGATACTAATATCTTTTTAGTGTCAGATTTAATTAATAAGAAACTGACAAAAGAAATGTTATGTCCACGTTTTATTAGTTTTGAAGTTGACTTAGCTTTACAGAATGTAGTAATTAGTTTTTCACCGCCTACTATTACAACAAAAGCACAGGGAGATGATAAAGTACCAATTTTAAGATATCAAATTTGGCGCCGAAAAGGTCAATTAGGAGATAAGATTAATGATAAAGGTTCTGCTTGGCAATTAATTGGGGAAACGGTAGATCCTGAATATACTGACTATAAATTATCAGTAGGTTTTAGGTATTTTTATAAAGTTATTCCAATTTTTAGTTATTTTGGAGCAGAAGCTACTATGCCTCTTTCTTGGTGTGTAAATTTTAAAGATGGAATAGACGAGCATGGAAATCCAATTTGGGTAAATCCTGAATTAGATGAGGGCGTTGATTTAGTTTGGTCAGTGTATGATTATTTACCATATCCAAGAGTAATTAGATCTGAATTTACAAAGGGTGTAATAACTCCTTCGTTAAGAGATTATACATTTTATACAGAAGATCCTAAAAATTGGGAAACTAAAGATGCTTCTGAAGCTTTTGGTATTTGGTGGAAAGTAGATACCGAAACCACTAATAGACATTGGCTTGGGCCTACTAATATAACCTTAGTAGGGGATATTGATTCAGGGGCTCAGTATATGACTGTTAGTAGTACAGGTGGTTTAACTATTCCTGGATTAGTAATTATAGGTCATACAGACTTAGTTTATGTTCATCAAGCCATAGGTAATCAGTTATTAATTGGTCATCCTACTAAATGTGACCATGCAGATTTAACACGAAAATTTGTAGTTGGAATTAATCATTATAATGGAGAACCTGTATATAATGCTCATAAAGGATTTTTTCCTGTTAAGTATTTTGGGTTTAGAGATGACGTAAAAATTGTTACAGAGAAAAATCAACTTTATTGTGAGACTATATATGAATTTACTTTACCTGCAGAACAAATTGTAGAAGGAAGTTTAAAACACGTAGTTACTTTAGGAAGTGGTATGCACCTTCCAGTTTTTGGAAGAGATAATACTGTTACAAGTTTAACACAAGTTACTGCAAACTCTTTTATTACCCCTTTTTATACACCTGTTATGGATGATTTTACAATTAATCCAGCTACTTTAGATATTTATGGAGATCCTACTTATGTGAATGTAGCTGTATGGAATCCAAAAACACAACAGATAGCTCCTATCCTTAAAAATAATAAAGATGAGCTATTCTTTTCAGTTGTTAATTTACCACCTGATGGTTATTTATGGTTATCAGTTTGTAGATATAAATTTAACGTAGCAATAGATGAACAACGAGATACCTATGGTTGGGTTTCTCATATTTTTCCTTATGAGGAGTAAGTAAGATGAGCCAAAATTTAAGTAGTCCCCCTAGTGAACCATTATTAGATGGTAATTATAATCCAGTTAACTCAGATTATATGTTTAATAGACCTACAATAGTTGCTAATGGGATTCATGCAGGCTCTATTGATTTTACAAAACCTTATTTACAGGGGTATAATGGTGTAGGAATTAATTCTCTGGCATTATATGGAGTAAATAATGGAACAGGTAAAGTTTTAGTTACCGCAAAAGGAATGTATGATAACCCTGCTTGGGGGCCTTGTTTACCAGGTGAATTTAGAGTTGGTGACAATGTTAAGTCAAATGGAGAATTTTTACAAGGAAATTCATGGATTTGGTATAAGCCTGGACAAGGATTAATGTTTTGTGGACCAATTAAGCGTGTTAGAGCTATTACGTCTGAATTAATACAATCTACTGATTTTGAGTCACCTACTGAATTTGATTTTGTAGAAGAAATTGCAAATAATGAGGGAACTAGTATTGCGACTACTATGGAATGGACTGATCTACGAACTCCTGACTCTCCTCGATTAAAACGATTTTATAAGGGAGCTAAAGGAACTCATTATCGGTTAGCGGAAGAGACCTATCATGATATTGCGGGAGTTTCAGCAGTTAGAGGTTCATGCCAATTTATAGTTAATAAATCTGGTCGATATGTTTTAGAATTTAATATTAGACAGTATAAATTTGTAAGAGAGAATATAGGAACTCCAGATGAGCCTGAGTGGGTTGAGTATTTTAGAGATATTGCTCTTGTAGAACATCCTTTTGCCTACTGTGTTTTAGGTGATGGAGATCAAGGACCTTTTCCAGATATAGGAAAACTATTTCAAACAGATTATGTGGTAAGGGTACATAAACAAAGTGAAGCTACTCATATTAGAGTGTACTTAAGTATAAGAGATTACCCAGTTATAGATCCCGATCATCCAGAACTAAATAACTATCCGGCTGAATACTCTACAAAACTTACATTAATAAATCCTACTCCTCCTGATTATTTATATCCTGGAGGAGGGGGTGCATCTATCTCTTTTTTCCATTGGGAAGCATATAAAATTTTTCAATATGGAATAGATACAGATTTTATTAATGAAACTATTAAAGTTGATGACCATTATAGTGGAGTAGTGTATGATG